TGTCGAACCAGCAGCAACTCTAATGAATGTTACTGGCCCTTTTGTTTTTAAAATCTTTTTTGCAGTTAATGTAGATAAGTATTCGTATTGATTACTTCCACTGGTGAATACACCACCAAATAAACCTTCTAATTCTCTTTTGTTATTTATTACGGTAGGAACTAAAACAGGCCCTTTTGAAGCAGGACCTATAACAGCTGCTCCTATTGCTCCTATTGCAGCTGGTAAAAACGATGCATCTATCTCATTCGTAAGTACACCTGGACTGACTAATTTTTTTGCCATCAATAATTCTCCTGTTAAGAATAAAGAGTGAGTAATTAAACTCACTCTTTTTCTATTTTATATTACTCTGGAAATGTTGCTCCAGTAGGTTGTATTGTGAAATCCAATATAATAAACTCGGCTGTTCGAGTTGGTTGTAAGAATATCTGACCTATTAATTGATTTCTATCAATAGTGTCAGGAGTATTATTGGTTTCATCCATTACAACTTTAAACGCACTTAATCCACTCTGTGATTGAACTTGTTCTAAGAAAGGATTCACAATGTTTAGGAATCTTTTTCTTAATTGTTCGTTGTTTTGTTCAAACACTAAGAATCGAGATGAAGAAGCAATAAACTTCTTAACTCTAATCAGTAATCGTCTTACATTGATTCTGTCAAGAGCACTTGATTTCTTCTGTAGTGTTTTTTGTCCGAATACCGTTACACCTTGTCCAGGGAAAGTTGCAATCGGATTAACACTTGCATCATACAATGAATCTCTTTGACTTAATAGTAGTTTTCTCTCAGCTTGAACAACCGTGTCAAGACCACCTCTATTAAGACCTGCAGGGGCAAACCATGGATGAGCTACTTTATCATTAAATGCATAAACACCACCTAATACTACTGAAGGTGGAACCCATCTGTAAGCGCCATTGTTTCTAGCATCTTGTACTTGTACCCAAGGCCAGTAAACTGCTGCATAATTCGTGTCAATTGAATCTGCTTTAGTCGAAACGATAGATACTGATGAACCATAATTAACAGGGTCTGCAATTAAGAATGCATCTGCTCTTGATTCACAAACATCAATTGCTTTCTGAATCAATTCACTATTGTTTTCTATATTTAGACCTGGTAATAACATTAAATTAATGTCATATTCATCTGCATTTGCCATTAAATTGATAGCATCTTCATATGCTGTTTGTTGTGTACCAGTATCTGGATTAGCACCTTGAGAATCAGTATTAGATATTGAATCATAAAATCCTGCTGGGTTAACTGGTGCTGTACCAACATGGTTACCAAATAAGTCAAAACCAGATGTACCTGCTCCTCCACCTGCGAATGAAGATGATTGAGCTGCTGGTAATGATGCTGATAATGCATTAGTTGTGATTTTTCCATTTTCATCTAAATAGTTCGGAGTAGGTGCATCAACACTTTTAACCCTGATGTATTTAGATTTAGTTGGAAACTCACCTGTTGGTTGAATATAAGGTTCTGTACCACCTGAGCCTTGTAGACTCAAGTCTTGATTTCCAATTATTTTAGAAACGAAATTATTAGAATTAGGGTCAAGTGAAACATTATTAAAAGTTTCTAAAACATTTTTTCTTTTAATAGTATCATTACCACTTCTAACAGATACATTAAATGTACCTTTGGTATTATTTACACCACTAATTTCAACTCTGTAATTATCAGCTGAACCTGAAGTTAATACATTGTTTGTTCCTGTAGCTGAGCCTGAATGGTCTGAATAAGATGAAGCATCAGCTCCATAGTTATTATAAACCACACCATCACCTATAGTTTCAAATGTAATTGATGGGGTTCCTGTATAATTGTCTGTAAACGAGCCTGTTGGACTCCCTGCTGTTGCAACATCTTGTCTATAAACAACTGATTGAGCTGCTGTTGCATTACTTACTCTAACAACGGTCAATGGACCACCATTAGATAAATATTGTTCTGCTGTATGAGATGTTAAGTATTGAAAGTAATTTGAACCACTTCTGAATGTTGTCCCAAATGTTGCTTCAAACTCTGCCATTGAATTAACAATGGTAGGAACCAATGCTGGTCCCTTAAATGTTGGTCCAATCACCACTGCACCTATGTCACCTATAGCTGCTGGTAAAAAGGATGCATCAATTTCGTTTGTAAACACACCTGGAGAGACTACTTTTTCTGCCATTTAATTTCTCCTATTGAATTTTAATTTTGTTAAAAACTTTTGTAACTAACGAATGTTAGATACCGCAATATATCATCATATATAAATATACAAAAATTATTGCAAACAATAACTTAATTTTGATTTATTTTTAAAATCTTTAGGATGGAGAGAATGTACCGTCTTCTATATTTAGTGTACCTTGGCCATACTTATCTTGTATCTCTTTTACTATTTTTTGTTCTGACTCTTGAGTGTTTGTATACTCAGTTGAAAGTGATTCAAAGTTAGAATCTATCTGGTCAAGTTGTTTTTCCAAATTTATTTTTGTCAAATGTAGTTGACCAAATGCATTCTGTATAGTTATGTAGTTTTTTCTAACATCTTGAACTTTTTTTATTTCTTCTGTTGTTAGTTTTTTTTCTTCTGACATTAATGTAACCTCCGTTGTTTAAAATATTTTGTATATATAAATATATAGTTTTTCCCAAAAACCTATATTTTTTTTATAGAATTGATTCTCCAAAAGTAGTTTTTGCTACACTTTTTACTTTTTTCAAATTAGATATTTTGTTTGTTACTACCGAATTATAATCTTCTGGTAATAATGCTGCTCTCGTATTAACTGAAAATGTTGATTTAATAAATCTCTCACCATTTCTATTCATTTCAGATGCATCTGATATATTTTCAATTAAAGAAAAAAACTTTCGTTCTTGTCCCTCACCCCAATATTGATTATTAAATTCAGTAAAGGCTTCTACTAAACCATTCATCTGTGAAATGAAATTAGTCCATATAACAAAATCATAATTAATAGTTACAAAGTTTGGTGGTGTTGTAACCGTAAATTCTGTTGTTGGAGATATTCCTTGAAGTACAGCAAACCTATCATAACGATTATCTTTTGACCATTGTTGAGATACTACAAATTGGTCTGAGTTTCTATTCAAATCTTGTTCCATACCATTGATAAATTCACTATTTTTAGATACTTCAGTTCTTTTTAACATAATTAAAGGTAATAGTAAAGTACCATTCTTATCTTTCAATATGCCTCTTTTTCTAGCTGCAACCCATCTTTCTTCATTACCATACATTACTGGTACTTTGAATATTTCATTATTTTCTTTAAAGGATGGTCTTATTATATTTTTAACATAATTAATGATTGAAGTATCTACATCTTCTAATGTAACAGAATAATTTTTAGTAAAATCTGCACCAGGAGTAAAGGATTGTTCTGCATTTTCAGAACGAGACACATTAGGCCTACTCTCCAACCCCTTTGTAGAGGTTTGATTTGCTCTGTTAACAGATTCTTTACTAACAAGTTGTTTATTCGTGATTGGTTTAATTGCCATTTTTTCTCAAAGCTCTCAATTTGTTTACTTTATTATGAACTTTACCTTTTCTAACATTATCAATTTTTACATTTGCATCATCTGCTTTAGATAAAAATACATTTCTTTTTATATCAACTTCTACTGATTTATCGTTTATATTTATATTACCATTTTGTACTTTTATATTATCAAGTTTACCCATCATAGTATTCATCATATCTTTCATCTCTTCACCATAAACATTAGTTGTAGTTTTAACATTACCTTGATACACACCATTCTCTTCATTTTTTATACTATTACCGTTAACAACAGGTTCTGTTTTGACTACAGGTTCTGCTTTGTAATTAGGATTACTTGTATCGTGTTTAATGATTCTTTTAGATGTTATTTGTTGAACTGCCATTATTGTCCTCGTTTTTTAAATCTTTTTATTTGAGCAGGTGTTCTACCTGTTCTTTCCAACATCTTATTTTTTTTCTGTCTATCTTGTTTTCTTTGTTTTGCTTTTCTATTTGGCATTACCTTTTCCTTTTATACATTGTTACTGCTCGTTTATAAGCTGGTGAGTTCATTTGTTGTCTAACTTCTGATAATCCTTGTATTTTAGAACTTAATGGTGACCTTTTTGAATATAAATGGTACATCAATCTTTCAACACCAGTATCGTAATCTATATCATTAAGAGCTTTTCCTAAATCTCTCTTAATTACTTTTTCTAATAATTTTAAATTGTATACTCCCAAACCAGTAACTGCAATAGTTGGATTCTTTGGGTCAAACTTTCCTTCTGACATTTCTTTTTTCATTTCATAGATGTTAGCAAATTTACCTTTACCTATAGTCATGCTTCCTTCTGATAATAAGTCTTTTAATTTAATCATTATCTTGGTCTCTCTTCTATTTGTAACGATGATAATCTTGCAATATGTGCTGTAGCTTTTATATGGTGTTTATATGCAGGATGCCCTGCTACTAATTGTGGTTCTGTTGTTCCATCTATTTCCCAATAATGGTCATTCCAATCTACTATATCACCAATTTCAGGATAGAAATTTAATGAACCACTTGCTAAATTTTGTCTTTGAAAATATAATTCAATGTCACCTGTTTTATCACTTCCAAATTCGTCTTGATTTATTTCTGGTTCATTGAATTGTATTAAACAATTAACTCTAAACCCAATATCATAATACTTTGATGTAGATTCACCATATACATTTTCATCAGTCTGTTCTACATTTACTTTATACACATCAACAGATTGACCAACTATCTCGTCAATTAATTCTTCATTCATTGAATTTATTAAGTCAAATTCTTTTTGTGGTAAAAAAAATGGATTTGTTCTTGACATTTATTTATCCTATGTATATTTTTAATGGAGCTTTAGCCAATACTTCTCTTTGAGCATTTGCTTCTTCTGCTTCAGCTCTAGCTTTTTCTGTCACCGAGACTGATTCTAAAAATTCTTTTAATTCTTCTATTAAATTTGCTTTTTCTTCTCTACCCTCAGATTTTAAGGCCTCTCCATCAAGTGTTACATCACCATTAGGAATAGGCATTGATGAATATTTACTTCTTATTATACCTAATAATTCTTTTGATAATGCTAAACAATATCTTCGTATCCATTGTCTTCCTGATGCATTTATTTCATTATATGTAATAAATTTATATGGTGCATTTGAAGGGTCTGTTGTGCGTCCCTCATTCCACGAATTATGTAAACTATTTTTTTCATCTCTAACATAATAATTAAACCATATTTTTGTACCAACATCATCTGATGTAGGTAATGGAAATACTCTTAATTGATTATTTACTAATTCAAAAGAATAATTCGACTTTCTAATTTTGTCATTTGTTTCTATTGCAGCTGCTCTAGATATATCTTGATAAACTGGTCGCATAATATATGATACACCTGGAGAAGAACTTCCTAAACCAAATGAATCTAACATATTTCTTTGTTCAAATGAACCAGCGAAAGGGTCGTAAAATCTTGTTATAGCAGATGGCCCTTGATTGAATACCGTCTGTACTTCCAATCTTTCACTACTATGTGAAGCATTTGAAAAAGAAGCTTCTGTAGCTAAATCATAAACTTGTTTTTGTTCAATAGTGATTGAACCTGTATGTAATGTTGTACTACCACCAACTTTTACCATTTCACCATATTGTTCTGATAGTTGTACTGAAAGACCTCCATTAGGACTGACAGGATTCGTTGTACCCGTACCTAATGAACCTGATATTTTTTCACTATTCCCATAATGATTCCACATCCAATTCTTCATATTGTAATTGTTTATATAAGTTGAATAATCTGATGTTGCTTCTTCAAAGCAAGCATAAATTGATGAACTTGGTATTTCAAGTTGCATCACAGGATGTCCCATTTTTCTAGCTACATATTTACAAACTTCTACTGATTCAGACACAAATGTTGAATCTGCATCATATAAACCGAATGGTGTATCACCATCAGCTGATGTAGTTAATGTTGGGTCTGTGTATACAAATACTGATTTTGGCATAATATAAACTCCAGGTTACTATTCATATATAAATATACAATAAAACAAAAAAGGGTAAGAATTAATCTCACCCTTTAAAGTTGTTAGTTTAACTATTTACTAAGTTTACTAAGCAGGATTTATTACAAGGAAATGTAATTTATAAGCATCTGTAGCTACATTACCAGCACCTGGATTACTTAATCTTAT